TTTTTTTCCTTTAGGTGTTCGATGCTGCCAAAAATACTTTCGCCCAATGTATTGTCGTTGGTTTGTGAGATTGGTAATGTTATAAACAAAACCGTAGTTGTCGCCAATAAGGCTCCCGTCAAAAGGGGTGCCATCATAGATCCATGGGTTTTCATAATCAATCATCAAAATATCTGATTATTATCTCAGATATTTATTCCTCGTATACTTCATATGCATTATAGTCACCGAACATATATCCGTCAGACTTTGCTGCTTCTCTGTATGCTTCCAAAGAAGCATCAGTTAGTGGAGTGAGGGGTTCAATCCCCTCCATCTCCCACCAAATTTTTTCAAAATCAGATTCTTCTTTCTCACCCTCAACTAAACCTTCTTCCTTTAATTTGTTGTAATTATAACAACCATCAAAGGATAATTTAACTTTAGGTTCAGAGTTTGAATCCTGAGAAGGTGTCTTTCTCGACATCTTGTTTGATTCCTCCGACGACATAACTTTCTACCTCGGTTTCTTGTGGTGCTACTTGCAGACCCTTGGAAGAAATCCAGTGTTGTGTCCAAGGTAATGGATTAGCAGATGCTGCAATATCATAAATGGGTTTTAAACCAATTGCTTTCATTCTACGATTTGCTACCCACTCAACATACTTCTGCAATAATTTGTCATTAAGACCAATCATTGATCCATCTTTAAACAGATAGTCTGCCCAACGCTTTTCTTCATTAACAGTGGTCTCAAACATCTTCATGGTCCACTCTTTTTCCTCTTCCATGATCTGCTTCATCTCAGGATCATCACCATCTCGCCACTTGTTAAGAATATTCTGAGTTATTGCAAGATGTTGATTCTCATCTCTTGCAATAAGTGAGATGATCTTTGCAGACCCTTCCATAAGTTTGAGTTCACCAAATGCAAAACTACAAGCAAAACTAACATAGAACCTAATACCCTCAAGAATATTAACGTTCGCGACAGCTCTGTAGAGTTTTCTTTTGACATCTTTTATTTCCCAATCGCGGGATGGAGAACCTCGGAAATCTTCTTGCCACATGCTCCCTGTGCCCCAGTTTTGAGCAGCATTGATAAAGTCATCATAGGATGACGTGACGCTGGCAGCACGTTCTATGATGCGATCATCGGTAAGGATGTGGTCTAGAACGTCTGAGGGGTCTGCATAGACGTTCTTAATGATGTAGGTATAGGAACGGCTATGAATCATCTCCATGAACCCCCAGACCTCCATACATGCCTCTAATTCAGGCAGAGAGCAATATGGGATGAATGCCATACCAGGACCACGACCCTGGACAGAATCAAGCATAATCTGATACTTCAGATTAGAGGTATAGATATGCTTCTGCTCAGGGCGAAGAGTGTGATAATCACCGCGATCTTTCTGCAAGGAGACCTCCTCAGGTCTCCAGAAATAACCCAACTGTTGTGTTGTTAATTTTTCAAAAATAGGATACTTATAAGAGTCATACCTCTGAACTCCCAGAGGTTGACCAAAAAACATTGGTTGCTTTTTAGTATTAACTTGTTTTGTATTGAAGACAGTCATGCCTTCAATTTTATTCTTATTCACTTTATCCACTGAAGATACCTTAAACTGCACAGGATTCACACTCTCCCTCCTCGGATTTTTCTAAGTCGTTTAACAGATTTTCTAAATTGGGTTTTTCTTCAATAACCTCATCACTCTTCATATCGTGAGTATTCTGATAGTAACTAGTCTTCCAACCATACTTATATGTAGTCAAAAAGTCTTGTGCCATGACTGATACTGGCACCTCATTATTATCATAGTTCTCTGGATTATAACTCCAGTTACCACTAATTGCCTGATCAAAGAACTTCTGCATTACAGCAACAATGTTGATGTAACCAGAATTATCTTTCATATCCCAAAGCAAAGTATAGTTGTTTTTCAATGAGGTGTAAGACGGAACAACCTGCTTAAGAGGTCCCTTCTTCGACTTTTTAATGGACAGATAGTCACGCGGTGGTTCAATTCCGTTGGTTGCGTTTGACACAACGGAACTGCTCTCCGAAGGCATCTGTGCGGACAGTGTGCTGTGTCTGAGACCGAATTCATTGATAGATGATCTAAGAGATTCCCAGTCATGTTGCAACTCCTGTGTCGAAATTTCATCAACATCCTTCTTATATGTATCAATCGGAAGAATTCCATCAGCATACTTAGTTCTGCCGAAGTATTCGCAGTGTCCCTTCTCCTTAGCAAGTTGATTCGATGCTTTCAGTAGATAGAATTGGAATGCTTCTGATAGACCATGAGTAGCATCCCATGCTTCTTGACTATCATATTTGTAACCAAGTTTTGCCAAATAGTGTGCTAGACCAATGAACCCAATACCAAGGGAACGACGTGCCTTGGTGGCGATTTTCGCTGCCTCTACGGGGTAATCTTGATAGTCAATCAATTCATCCAAAGAACGAACAGAAAGATCACATAGATCCTCAAGTTCTTTATCAGAGTTTACCTTACCAACATTGATTGCAGAAAGGATGCACAATGCGATTTCACCCAGGTAATCATCAATGTGGTTGATAGGATATGTAGGAAGAGTAATCTCCTGACAAAGGTTGGACATATTCACCTTGTCTTTGAAAGAAGAGTGACTATTGCAATGGTCGATGTTCATGATATACAGACGACCAGTCTCTGCTCTCTCCTTCAGTAAATCAAGAATGAGTTCCTGAGCTCCCACACTTTTTCTTGATACAGTTGAATCTTCTTCATACTGTACATAAAGCTCATCGAACCTATCAGTACCAAAAGCATCATAGAGCCCAGGCACATCATGAGGACTGAAAAGGGATATGTTTCCGTTTTGGATGAATCGTTCGTAGAAGAGTTTGGATAGTTGAATTGAGTAGTCAAGTTTTCTAACCCTATTATCTTCTGTTCCTTTATTATTTTTGAGAACTAAAATATCTTCTATTTCTTGGTGCCAGATTGGGAAGTGGACAGTTGCTGAGCCACCTCGTATTCCATTTTGTGTACAGCAGCGGACAGTTGATTCAAACTTTTTAAGAAAAGGAACAACACCTGTGTGTTGAACTTCGCCGCCCCTGATCTTACTGTTGATGCCACGAATTCTACCCGCGTTGATGCCAATTCCCGCTCTCTGTGCAACGTATTTGCCAATAGCCATATCGCTGCTAAAGATACTATCAAGGGTGTCATCAACGTCAACAAGGACGCAAGAAGCAAATTGTCGCAAGGGCGTTCGCACACCTGCCATAATGGGCGTTGGAATGTTGATTCTGTGCTTGCTGATGGCGTCATAGTACCTCTTTACATATGACATGCGAGTGTCTTTTGAATACTCTGCAAAAATTGTTAGAGCAATCATGATATACATGAACTGTGGAGTTTCATATACTCCACCAGAACTTCTGTCCTGGACTAGGTATTTATCTGCAACTTGACGCAATCCTGCATAGGTAAAGTCAAAATCACGATCATGATTAATAAATCCATCTGCTTTTTGTATTTCTTCTAAGGAATACTTACTATAAATTTCAGCATCATAAACCTCCAAATTCACACAAGAATAAATGTGATCCTCCAATGAAGGCATCTCTCGCATCTTTCCATAGAGTTGCTTACGGAGTGCAAACAGAAGCAAACGTGCTGCAACAAACTGATAGTTGGGATGATCCAAGTCAATCAAATCACTAGCAGATTTAATCAGAATTTCTTGAATTTCTTCCGTGGTAATCCCATCATAAAATTGAATACCGGAGGTCATTTCAACTTGACTTGCAGAGACGCCTGCAAGACCCTTGGTTGCCTCTTCAACCATCAGGTGCATCTTATCAAGGTCAAGAGGTTCAATTCTTCCGTCCCTCTTCTTTACTTTAGTCCCGTTGCTCATATTTTTTTCCAAGTAGTAAATTTAAGTTTTGCTTCTAGTCCAGAGTATGTATTTGATTTTATCACAGATTGAACGTCTTTGCCAGTCATCACCATATCATTGATGTCTTTCTCATCAATATCAGATGGCCATATGACTACCTGATCTCCTCTATCAATGGTTTTTGAGATTCGGTTGACGATTTCTCTGTTCCTAGGTTCATTATCATAAATCCAAATATAATTGCCCCAACCAAACGACCTAATATCAACATCGGACCCGCACATAGCAACGCTGTTTTCCACAAACGTGGAGTCGAAGGGTCCTTCAACGATGTAGATTGGTTCTTTTTCATCAATTTCATCGAGTCCATAAAGTTTGGGGGCGTCATCAGAGAGCATAGTAGTAATATATTTAACCTTGCTCGGACCTAGAGCTCTGCCCTGAAATCCTATTAGGTTTTTCTTATAGTAGAGAGGAATAATAATTCTCTCTTCATCATAAGTCTCACTCTCAAATGTGGGTTTGAGTTTGTTTACAAACTTTCTAAAATTTTTAGCATAGTAAAATTTATCAGGATCTAATTTTCTTGCAGTCAAGTAACCTAAAGACTTTGGATTCTCTGATGCTTTTGGTAGGTCAAGTTTCTTTTTAAACTTTGGTGGTTCAAAGTGAAACTTTGGTTCTTCTACAACTGTTCCCCTACCAGTGTGACTGTCTTTAAATCTTTCAAAGACATATTGTTTTTGAAGGACTGGATCAACTTTCTTTAGAAAATTACTAAATGTCATTGAGGAACCGCAGTTGTGACACTTATAGTTCACATCTGCTTTCATAGCATACAAATACCCCCGTGTCTTATTCTTGTTCTTCTGCGAATCACCACAGATAGGACATCGAAAATTGTAGAGGTTTGATTTTACTTTTTTAAATTTTTGCAGACGAGAAGAAACTAATCCAATATATTTGGAATCAACTAGATCCATTATTGTAGGGTATTATTTCTGTCTCTCTATTATAGTTGGTGATGGTTGTTGCGTCAAGATACTTGACATCAATCTCTGACCTGGCATGCTGACTATAAATGATACTACGGTGAGAGCACCAGCAACAGTCCACATCTTCTTTTCCATGACACGAAGACGATTGTCAATTAATCTAATATCTCTCTCACATCCTTTCTTTATTTCATCTGCTCTTCTATTGACTTCGCGATGAACACTCTCAACTTTTTCAAAAAGGACTGCATCGATCCTATCTTGCTTCTCTAATTTTTCATTATGAACAGCAAGCAGTTGTCCCATCTTTACAGAGTTATCTTGTAA